AATTGTATTGATTCTGGTGCGCCATCGGTATTCAATGTTTGGCCAGCGTAAGGATTTTCAACATCTGGACTATTTGCAACTACTTGATAAAACCAAGTATTGGCTGTATAACCTGTTGGAAGTTCTGGTGCCACAGTAACAGTTGTTCCTTCAACAATTGTTTCTAAAATAATTGGAGCGGGTGTAGGAATATTATTATTAATTGCAGCAGCCAATTCTTGAGCATTTGTATTTAATTGTGTTTGTAAATTTGTTTTTGTAATAGAAGCTGTATTTATTGCATTGTTTAATGATGATATGTTAGATGCAAGGGTGGTGTTGGCAGCATTATTTATTGTATTTTGAGCAACAACTGGGGACAGGCTTTGGTTTAATTGAGTAATTGTTGCATTTGCTGCATCTACTGCAGCTTGTACAGAAGATGTATTTGGGTCTACATATGGAGTAAATGCTGCACCCTGACTTATTTGACCAGAAAAACCTGTTCCTGTATTTGTATCTTCTATTGGAATAATTGTTCCATTAGTAGATTCTCTGTAATTAAACCTTGCCCCATTTGGTATTGGTCCAACTGCGGTTACATTTGCCATCCATGCCCCGTCATTTGGATTTACGTCAGCATTAAATCTGATTTGAACCATTTGAGTAGAAGCATCCTGTTGAGGGAATGGTCTTACATCCCAAGCAATGTCTAGGCTTGTACCCGTAGTTGAATATGTTATTCCAGTTCCTGTGCTCCAGGTTGTCCAATCCCAACCAGCAATAGATACTGAAGGAGCATTAGGGGTTTGATAATAAACCCAGCCCTCATCTACGCCAAATGTGATAGTGGCATTAGATCCTACATAAACATTGTTATAAAGAGTATTTCCCATTAATAAATTAAATGGCAGATTCATTCTTATTCCAGCATCATCTACGCCAGCCAAAACGTTTGTGGTTGTTCCAATAGTGGCTTGTAAATTATTTACTGCTGTCTGAGCATTGTCAATAGCAATATTTGCTTGAGTCAATTCTGCTTGAGCTGTTGATTGTGCTGCCACCGCAACCGTCCTTGCAGCTACCACTTCAGACACTGCTGTTTGAGCTGTTGAAGTATCAATATTATTTATTGCAGTTTGTGCTGTAGATACAGTATCTTTAGCATCTTGAACTACCTGGGAACTTTGATCTACTGGAGTAACAGTTAAATCTATTGCACTAATATTAGAAGTTGCTGTATCAACTGCTGCAACACTTGCTTGTGCCACGCTAACTAGTTGATTAATTTCAGATACTGAACTTGAAGCTTCGACTCTTTCTGATTGAGCAACCGCAATAGCGGCAGTTGCTGTATCCGTTGATGCTATGGCTTGTTGAACTTCTACTGTAGCAGTTGCCAGTGTTTCGTTGACTGCTTGTTGAGCAGGGCTTACAACTACTTGTTCTGAAGGCGCTGGAGGCTCTTCTGCATAAGAATTGGTTGGTCCAAAAATAAAAAGCCAGCCTGCGACAAATAGGCTGGTTAGTAGGTATTTTGCCCTTCTAGTCAATTAGGTTTCTCCTAAGTAAAACAATACTTTTGTTTACTTAAGAATTATAACACAGTGATGTTATTAAATTAAACTAGTTAACTACTTTATGTTATCTGTTTTGTAAAAACCGTTACCTTTAAACTGAATACCAAATGTACCGAACTGCTTAACCATTGCAGCACCACACTTTTCGCAAAGTTCGACCATGTCTGCTTGCGAAAAAGGTTTTGGTATTTCTTTTGTGTAATCACAAATCACACACTTGTAATCATAGTTTGGCATTCTTCTCCTAAATTTTGTTGAGCAGTTTACAGTCATGCTCAGGACTATTCCAGTTTTTAAAGTCGCTGTCTCCCCCGACTATCCTAGGCAACTATGCCCGTATCTGCGACTCCCCAGTGACGGGGTGCAGATCTTTATTATACTATTTATTTGATCTTGATAGTCTTTGGCTTCTTTTCTTCTGGCAAAATGCGTACGATATCAATCTTAAGCATTCCATCCTTAAGTTCAGCAGCCTTTACTTCCATATACTCACCAAGAGCCCACTCACGAGTAAATTTACGGGCAGCAATACCACGGTGGATAAACTTCGAATCGCTATCCTCCGCTTTTGATTCCCCCTTTACTGTAAGCTTGCCGTCTGCTGTTGATACATCAATGTCTGTTTTACCAAAACCAGCAACGGCTAATTCGACAACAAAGTTGTCTTCGTCTACCTTGATTACGTTATATGGTGGGTAATTTGTAGAAGCAGATACTGTTTGGACATGATTCCATGTATCTAGCGCCCTATCAAACCCAATAAAAAATGGGTCCTTAAAAAGGTCCCATGCAAATGTTGTTACCATTTTATTCCTCCTTCAAGCGAATAAGTTAATTTAGGACCCCGTTAAGGCATCCTAGGATAATTATATCATATTTAAAAAATCTTTTTTTTCTTATCTTTCATTTTTTCTGCGTCTGCTTCAGATGCATACAAGGCTCTTAGTTGAGCTTTAGCGGCAGATTCTCCTGAATGGCATCCGACCAATTCTCCGCTACCCTGTTTTACAACAGCGTACCCTTTACATCCTGCTACATTTTGTTTAATTTCCCAAGGCATATTTTTCTCCTAGTCGTTTGGTATATCTCTAAAGTCTTTTGGATCTATTTCCACAAGACCTTTTTCTTTAGCTATTTTTTGTCCTTCTGGACTTAAATGCAAAGTTGCTTGTAAATTTTCATCGTATTCAATTTCCACTAAACCAGCCTCATACAATTCAATCAAAGACTTGTCTACATAATCAATATGTGATTGCCATAATTCGGGGGCCAGGTCTCTTGCAAGTTCTTGGTTTATGGAATAAATCATCTCTCCATTTTCATCCATGCCTTCTAAACTAACCACTCCTATCTCTAGATAATATGCCAACACTTCATCGTCATTCTTATCTTCAAGACTCATTTATGGTTCCGTCCTCATTTTTATCAATTGTTGTTTCTACTATCTGCTGAACATATTCAGAGAAATGTTTTCTAATACTTCCTAGCGGTCTGGAGCCAGCAGACTTCCATATTCTCTTATATTCTATCACATTAGCAAATGTAGTAGGGCAAAGCGGTACTCCGTTATACTCTTTCAATACTGTAGGCAACGGTACGTGCTTGCCACAACATTTACATTCCTTAGCTCTTTCTTGATATATACTCATACTATTTCCATTCCATCTAAAACATCTGATAAATCCTTGGGCATTCTTGGTGGCCTTATCATGTTCATTACGATCTCGTCTTCTTCTTTTTCTCTATCCCACTTTAAAGAGCTATAGGTATGTATATCTATCTCTTCATTATTTTGTGGCCTGCTTCTACTGATTGCGTTATATATAGAACCGCAAACTGCGTCAGCTAAGTCTTTAGATCCTTTTCTTGGGTGATCAACCCTATCTCTCATAATTTTTAATTGAAGTAATTCATCTATAAGTAATTTAATGGCTGGTCCACTTAACCTATCTTCTGCAACAACCATTGCCATGTCATCGTAGTGTTTCTTTGCTACTGACAAAGTTTCAGTATTGATACCGTATTGTTTTAATTGTTGCATCATATCGTGTGAGTTCCAACGGTCAAATGTGCAGACACGAATCTTAAATCCTTTTGTTCTAAGAGACAATATATAATCTTTAACTTCTGTGAAGTCTACAGATTTATCTGGAGTAGGGGTCCAATATCTAACCGCATCAACTTCTACAATAGGTGCGGGTTGTGAATAAGTGTCTGTTACTTTTACATTTACCCATTTTTGAACATGTGCCATTGCAACAGCACAGTGGTCATGTTTTTGTGCAAGGTCAACGTGTAAGAAATATTCTTTATCTGGGTCTGGGGCAAACCAATTTTCAAATCTTCCAAACTCATCTACAGCTAATGCCATGTTGCTAAATGCTTTTTCAATTTTTTCACGAGACTTAAAAAATGCATCAATTGCTTCTGATGGCATGCAGGCAAATCTTCCTAGTGCGTCTGGAGCATTTTTATAAAAGGCTACTTTAAAATCATCAATACTTCTAGTAGGATTAATTTCCCACGTTGGCCTTTTCAATGCATACATTCTAGGATACTTGTAAGACAGAATGTGGTCTTCCTCCCACTCAATATCAAATTCATTACCCTCTGTTCCATCTGGTAAGGAGTCGTCTAATTTAAAATGGTGTGTTCTTACTACCGTCTCTTTTTCAGCAACTACATCGTCGTATCTTTGTTGGATATAATCGTTTTTATATCTTGGGAATGAGAGCAGAATAACCTTGCCGTAGTCTGGGAAACGTGAATCTACCGATGCACGATACATTTCATATATAAGACTTCCAGTCTTTGCCTGCTCATGACCAGTTGTATTCTCTACGCTAAAACCAGAAATTTCGTCCAGGATCACCACAATTACGTTGTAACCTTCCCATGCTTCACGCTCTGAGTGACCTGAATGTACTGTGATATTTTTATTAAATTTAATTTCAGAAGCTTTTTCTGTATACTTTCCGACAAACCAAGCACACTTATCTATACGTGTTCTAAATCCTTTAAAGAATACATTGTTTGCTTGCTGTGCGTTAATAGCAATGTTAATGATATCAATAGAATCACCAGGAGGTTTGCCATAGTATGATGCTGGATCTTTTAAGCACAATAGTAAATATACTATATAGGCTACAGATATGGTTGAACAGTAATCTTTTCCAGAGCCTTTACCTAACTGAGCAACAACCTCGTTGGCTGTTTGCTTAAACATTCTTTTGCCTTCTTCTTCACCAAATAATTTAATTAGTGTTGACTCTTTGTATACCTGAGACGACTTTTCAATTAATGTATACTGATATTCAGAAAGTGGTGGCAAACCTAAATAGTCTGGGCTTGTTACAAATGTTCTTAGATCTACTGGGCGTTCATCGAACTCTTCGCCATCCAGCATATCTATTAAATCATTAAAATTAAGATCCACTAACTTCCTCAACTATTTCTATCGGTTCAACAATGCCAGTAATTTGAGAAAGTCTTTTAGCAACATCCATCTTACATTTAGGGCAACTTGCAGTAACTTCTTTAAGAATCTTTACAAGGATATCCTGCTTGCGTTCTGTTTCTGCAATTTGATTTGCTAACTCTGCATTATCTAACAGTCCCACTTCTTGCAGCATGCCTATGCGCTTACCTTCAATATCTGCAATTAACTTTAGGGATGTAGCTTTAACATTTAATTGGCCAGCCTGATCTGCATCTTCTACAGTTTTCCATGCTTCTTTGATGAGCATGGCATAGTGTTGGTCTGCTCCTGAGATGGCTTCCTTAGCCCTTTCACGGGCCGCTGTGTCGTTGTGTACAACACTCTTCCACTCATCTATCAACTCGACCACTTCGGCTCTCTTAAAGCCCGTTACGGTGGCAATTTGGGTAGGGTTGTTTCCCTTAAGCAGTTCTGAGACCACCATATTCATACGATCAAAGTGATCAGCTAATTCAATTTCGGACATATATTAGAGTATACTCTTAGTCGACTAAAAAATCAACTGGATTTAGCTATTTTATATAGGACAAGATATCCAATTAAATCATCAATATCATTGTCTCCTGCAAATCCCTGGTTATTTTTTACTCTATTTAATTTATCATCTATGCGAACCTTTAATTGTTCTGTTGCATCCGTCGTAGAAAATATTCTAATTGGGTTCAAGGCTGAGTCTCCATATGATATATTCTTATCAATAAGCATATGGGCAATCTCATGGCATGCCTCCCATATCTTTGAACCAGATGGGGCACCTACAGAATGTAAATATAAATCACTGCAATTAAACTCTGACACATCTTGAAATACTGGTTTTAACATTTTCCCGCCTTTTATTCGTGAATATGTTCTGGTCGAACATAATTTGGATTCTTACGCACCCAAACCTGCCATCCTTTTTCAATAACAGTTAGATGTTCTGCATACATGCTTACAAACATATCAATTGCTGGTCCTGGATTATACTTAGCACCCCTTGGATGTGTCCACGCATAGTCGTCAATTGCCATAATTCCACCTGGTTTTAAAAGCTCCCAGGATAGAAGTGCGTCCATCATAAATGCCTGTGGCATATGATCACCATCAATATAGATAAAATCATATTGCTTAGATCGATTTTTCATAAGCCATTCATCGCTGTATGATTTATGTTTAATTAACTGATCTTTAAATGGTTCAAGCTGTTGATCGAATGCTGCCTCTACATCTGAAAAATTAAATGCTTCATGTGCAACATTTCCATTCCATGGATCAACGCATGTTAATTTTGATGATTTATCAGTAAGGATATTTTCAATAGTCCATGCGGCACTGTTTCCACAAAATGAACCTATTTCTAAAAACTTAAGATTTGGCTTACCTCTAAATTCATTTAATAGTCTGTCAAAATCGTCTTGAGTTTTATTTCCTAAAAACCAATTTGGTAATTTTTCTGCTAGCTCTCTGCTCATTTATTTCTCTTTTCTGGCACTGGGTGACCTGATTCTCTTTCTTGGAACGTTGAAACTATATTATACAGTTTACATCCTTTTTCTGCAATAGGGCTTAGGGTATATGACTTAAATGCCTGTGGCTGCCTATAAATATACCAGTCTATTGGCATAGTTATTCCATTAATTAAACACGAATTAAGAATTTTTTCTGCAGATTTTTTATTTAATATATAGCAAAGCATGGACCAGTCTTGATAGGCTGGTACTATTTCAGAGTTACCGTATTTATTTTGAAATCTACTAAACTGATTTTCGTGTACAAAATAGCTAAACACTTCCCAGTCTTTAGGCATAATACTCATATAGTAATCAAGTAGGCTTATAAACCTTTCTTGATTTGGAACATAAATATCATCTTCCATCAACATAAGGTATTCTTTGTCTGTATCTAAGAAATTTTTAATTGCTAATAAGTTGCTTGCCCATATACCCAACTCACCCCACTTAAATTCACGACTGGTTTTAATTAAATTATGTTTTTCATTAAAATCAAAATACTCATCTTCATTACTTATTAATACTGTTTCTGTATTAAGCCTGCTCATTTTTAAAGATAAAAAATCATCTAAATTTTTAAAAAGGTTAGATCTAACATTGTGAGATTCTCCATATCCTGGAATATGAAAAATTTTATAACAAAACTTATCCATAATCATCGTTTTTTGATTAACTGAAATTTCTCTAAATATCTCTGTATAGTCATAGCAGAGACCTTACACTCATCGGCAATCTCGGTTACCGTTTTCTTTTGAACCACATACCTTCTGTATAGCCATGTCTGACTTTGGTACAACTTCATCGTTCTGTCAACACCTTGTTAGCATAATGAGCAATGCC